AACAGTGATGAATGACAGAGAGGTCCGGTTCCTGCCGCTGGAGCTGCGGACGGAACAGGAGACAGAGAACGACGGGGTGGCCTACATCGAGGGCTATCCAATTGTTTTTAACCAGGAAACCGACATGGGCGAGTGGCGCGAGGTGATCGAACCCTCCGCGGTGGCTGATGAAAAGATGCTGCGGGACGTCGCCCTGATGGTCGGTCATGACTTCGGGTCCATCCCGCTGGCCCACAGCCGGCGGAACAACGGCAGCGGCACCATGCAGCTGACGCCGGAAGAGTCGGGCGTCTTCATGCGGGCGGGGCTGGATGTCGGGAACAACCCGAAGGCCAAAGAAGCCTATTCCGCAGTGAAGCGCGGGGATCTTTCCGGAATGTCCTTTGCCTTCACTGTTGATAAGGAAGCGTGGGAAGACCTGGACACCAATAAGCCCCTGCGCCGGATCTCCGGCTTCGGGAAGATCTTCGAGGTGTCGCTGGTTGCCTTCCCTGCTTATCCGCAGACATCCGTACAGGCTGCATCTGAAGGACCCGCGCTGGAGAGCGTGAGGGCCTCGCTGGAGAGCGCACGGGAGCAGCTGAAGGAGGAACTGGCTGCACAGGCCGAACAGGAGCGCCGGACGGCGCTGATTGAGCGGCTCAACAATCTTGTAAAGGAGGGCAGTGAGAAATGAACCTGTCCGAAATGAACGGGGAGCAGCTGGAAGCCCGCCTTGAGGAGCTGAAGGCTGAGACCTGTGAGGAGAAGCGCGACGCGCTCTCTACAGACGAACTAGAAGAGCGGGTGAAAGAGATGGAAGCCATCACGGCTGAGATCGAATCCCGCAAGGCCGCCGCGGCTGAAGAGGCCCGGAAGGCTGAAGAAATGGCTAACAAGCCTGGAGAAAAAATTATTGAGGAGGAAAGAAAAATGAATTTTGAAGTGAACTCTCCCGAGTACCGCAATGCGTTCCTGAAGAACCTGCAGGGCAAGGAACTGACCGCTGAAGAGCGCAACGCCGTGACGGCTGCCGCCGCGATCCCCACCGAAACCGCGAACAAGATCTGGGGCAAGATGGAGCTCTACCCGATCCTGAACGCGATCGACGTCATGCACATCCCCGGCAACGTGATCCTGCCCGTGGAAGGCACGATCAACGCCGCGGGCGTGGTTGCCATGGGCACCGCCGCCACCGACGGAGCCGACACCCTGACTCCTGTTTCCCTGGGCGCATACAAGCTCATCAAGACCGTGGAGATCACCGCGGATGTGAAGGCCATGGCCGTCCCCGCTTTCGAAGACTGGCTGGTTGACCGCCTGGCCAACAAGCTCTTCCGCCTGGTTGCGGCTGAAGTTGCTGCCGGCACCGGCACCAACGAACCCACCGGCCTGGCCACCATCACGGCCACCGGAACCTACACTAAGGCGGCGATCACCTATGCCGACCTGCTGACCATCATCGGCAGCCTGCCCGCGCAGTATGATCCCAACGCCTGCTTCGTCATGAGCCGCGCCACGTTCTACGGTAACGTGCTGAACGTGACCACCACGCAGAAGCAGCCCGTTGTGGTCGCGGATCCCCAGGCTCCCGCGAAGTACAACGTGTTCGGCTTCCCGGTGATCATCGAAGACGGCGTCGGCACAGACATCATCTTCGGCGACCTGAAGGAAGGCTATGTCTGGAACTTCGCCAAGGACGTCGAGGTTGAGAGCGACGCTTCCGTGGCCTTCCGGACCGGTTCCACCGTGTTCCGCGGAATGGCCCTGGGCGATGGCAAGCCCACCGGCGTCGGCCTGGTCCGCTACACCAAGGCGGCCTCCTGATCCGGAGAACCTTAGGAACTGATTCACAGGGGCGGGGGCTTCGGCCTCCGCCTCTCTTTTATCCGATTGTAGCGAGGTGACACGAATGCTGAAGGAATGCAAGCTGGCGCTCAGGGTGACCGCGGCCCAGTATGAGCCGGAGCTTTGCCGGCTGATGGAGGCGGGCGCGATGGATCTGGAGGCCGCCGGAGTGGTGCTTCCGGGCACGGTCGCCTTCGCGGAAACGAATGACGGCATGGTGGACAACTCTACGCTGACGGATCAGCTCTGCGTGACGGCCATATTGACCTATGTGCGGATGCGGTTCGGGAGCCCGGCGGACTATGACCGGGTGAAAGAGGCGTACGAGACCCAGAAGGTCCAGCTGATGCACGCGAGCGGATACACCGACTACGAGGACGGTGACGGCAATGGTTAAAGCGGATGTGCTGACCCTGATCACGGTCAGCCCTGAGGCGGCCGGCGTCGGAACGGATCCGGCGGAGACAAGCCGGGAAGTTTTCTGCACGGTGCGGTCGGTCGGCCAGCAGGAAGCCTATCTGGCGATGGGCCAGGGGCTGAATCCGGAGCTTAAGGTGATCCTGGCGCATGACTTCGAGTACGGTGGCGAGCGGATCTGTGAGCTGGGCGGGGTACGGTACGACATCCTGCGGACCTACATCACCGAGACGGACGGGATTGAGCTGACGCTGCAGAGAGTGGCGCGGAACGCGAAGCCCGTACCGACGACCGTACCGACGACCGTACCGGTGACCGAGGGGGTGGGCTGATGCCGAGCGAGTATGAGGCCCTTGTGGCCGCGCTGAAGCTGACGGATATCCCCTTTGCGGAATATGCCTGGCGGAGCCGGCCGGAAGGCACCTACGGCGTGGTCAGCCTGGACTTCGAAAGCGAACAGCTGGAGGGGGACGGGGTGAAGTGCGACCGGGCATGGTCGGCCAGCGTGGACGTCTTCTTCTCCCGGCTGAGCGAGCGGGACGACCTGATCAGCACCGTCGAGGAGATCCTGACGGAGATCTGCGGGGACAGCTGGGAGCTGAACAGCACCCAGTACGAGAACAGCACCGGGCTTTTCCACATCGAGTGGGTTTGCACGGTGCAGGACGGCGGTGATGCCTGATGGCCATGACCGCCAAAATCGAAGGCATGGAAGACATCAGCGAGATGCTGACCGCCCTGGAGGAAGAGGCCCAGAAGGCCGCGGCGGCCGGACTGTATGACGGCGCCGGCGTGATGGCTGATGAGCTGGAAAAGGGCGTGGAGTCGATTAAGACCGCGCCCTTTAAATACACCAAATTCGGCCAGCGGCTCCCGTCGCCGGAGGAAAAGGAAGCCATCAAAGGCGCGATCGGCGTGGCGAAATTCGACAGGAACGGCACGGAGGTCAACACTTCCGTCGGTTTTGGGAATGCCGGATACGCCGACGTGGCCGGGAAGCAGAAGGCCGTGGCACAGGTGGCCAACGCGATCAACAGCGGGACCAGTTTTATGACGAAACAGCCGTTTTTCCGGCGGGGCGCCAGCGCAGGCGCGAAAGCGGCGGAGGCGGCGATTATCAAAACCATCGAGCAGAGGCTCGATGAGAAAAATCTGAAGTAATGGAGGAACAAAGATGAACGCGAATGTCGGAATGGTATATCCCGTAGCGTCTCCGATCAGCGCTTACACTCCGGGCACGGCGCCCACCTACGGCACCGGCGCGGTGCTGGAGGAGGCCAGGGCGGCCAGCGTCACGTGGAACCGGGCGGACGGGCATTTTTACGGCAACGACGTTGAGCTGGACAGCGACAACGGGATCCTGGGCTACAGCATCGACTTTGAGCCGACCGGCCTGACCGATGCCGGCCGGGTGCTGCTGCTGGGCGAGGTCAAGTCCAGCGATGAGTACACGATCACGGACGCCGCGGCTCCGGATGTGGGCTTCGGCTATATCCGCGTGATGCGGGACAAGGGCGAAATCAGCTATGAGGGCTGGTGGTACTACAAGATCAAGTTCTCCCTGAACTCCGAGGAGACCCGGACGAAAGAGCAGAACACTGAGTGGCGGACGCCCACCCTCAACGGCACCGGCGCCGGCGTGCAGCTGGCCGCGGACGGTCCGCTGAGCTTCGCGGTGCATGAGAGCTTCGAAAGCCTGACCGCGGCGAAGACCTGGCTGAAGGGCAAGGCCGGAATCACCTGATCATGACACGGGGCGGAGGATCTGCAGTCCTCCGCTCCGCTTTTTTGCGAATGAAGGGAGAATGGAATGGCAGAAATCAAGCTGCGGGGGCGGAAGATTCCCCTGCTATACACGGTGTATGAGATGAAGCAGGTGCAGGAAGAGATCTGCAGCCTGGGAGATTTTCAGTACGTCATCTTCGGTCGGAACCCGGATGACGACAAGGACAACGGCAAATACGGAAGCGCGGAGCACCTGAGCGCTCTGGCCGGGCTGATCCGGATCATGGGCAATGCGGGGCTTGAGGAAGCCGGGGAAAAGCCGGATCTGACCGACAAGTGGATCATGCGGGCCATGAGACCGGCATCCATATCGGATTATATCGCCGCATGTGCGGATGCGCTGAATGAGGGCATGTCGAGCGAGTATCCGCAGGAAGAGGCGGAAGGCCCGGTGGATGTCACGCTTGAGGAAATGAACAAAAAAAAAGAGAAGGACGGCTGACCTATCTGATGGTGGTCAGCTGGGGACTGACCGCGGGGCTGCGGGTGGATGAGATTCACCGGATGCGGCCCGGCGCGGTCATGGATCTTTATCTATACAGACGGCAGTATGACAGCATCATGCACTGGCTGCCGGGGAGGTGAGTAGATGGCGGGCGTAAATGTCAAGATGGGCGTCAGCGGCGTCCAGCAGTTCAAGCAGGCGATGAAGGAAAGCCAGGCCGCCGTCAAAACCCTTGACGCCGAGCTGAAGCTCAATGAACAGCAGTTGCGGAGCAACGGCGATCAGCAGCAGTACATGGAGCAGAAGACCAAACTGCTGCAGGAGCAGATCAAAAAGCAGACCGAAGTCGTCAATCAGGCTCAGAAGGCTCTGGAAGCCATGAGCAAAAACGGCGTCAAGGAGAGCTCAACCGCTTTTCAGAACATGAAGCAGCAGAGCCTTGCCGCCCAG